TAACTTGGTCAGCCACACTAATTTCTGTTGTTGTAACGGTGCCTGCAGTTTTAGGATCATTAACTGTTTTAGTTTTAACTGTAACTCCAGTTGTGGCGCTGGATGTGGATGCAGTTACGCCTGGAGGTCTTGAGTAGTCTAGATCCGGATTGGGTACAATATAAGGTACGCCGCATCTTGTATCTGGTGTGCCATCTGGGTGACCACCGTTGGCATTAACCCGTATATATTCCATAGTTTCGGACATGTTCATAGTTCTCGATACTGGCAGTCCAAGCTCTATGCGCATCTTCGCATTCTCGGCTATGTCATCGATGTTCTTTTTCCTTTTTATGCCCCAAATAATCAAAGGCTTAAACCTACTGTATCCCAAACTGGTTTTAATGGATGTGAAAAATTTAGGTGTACCTGGATATCCTAGATTGTGTATTCCTTGATCATCAATAACAACAACAATTGTATTACTATACAACTCATCAGTGTTTCTTATAGTCCCTTTTAGGCTCTCTAAATCATCATATGTTTCGTATACTGGCCAAGGGGCATTTTGGCTAGGATCTAGAAAATACGGTTCGCGAGGGTTATCTTTAATGCCATTAGATTGATCTAATTTGCCTTGAGTGTTTTCTGGGCAACTTTCTGCCATTACGTGCCTCCTAATAGTGAACTAGCTTTAGATTTTGCAGCGCCAGATACACTAGCAATTTTTTCATTTGCAGCAAGAGAAGCTGTTACTGCATCAGTTGCCTTTTGTCCTGCTGCAAGTCCAGCTTGGAGACCAGTAGGGTTGAATCCGCCTTTTAAAGCTGTTCCAATGCCGCCTATTGCATTACTTGCTAGTGAGCCGGCAGCAATTCCTGCTACGCCGCCAAGCTTACCTGCTACTGCGCTGAATGCTGCGTCTTTTAATCCACTTGAGATTGCACCTGGAATAATCTTGCTTAAATCCGGAAGTTTTGCAAAGGGGTTTTTATCTTTTTCAAGGCCCGCGATTGCTGTTTTAAAGTCACCAGCTGCGTTGCTGAGCATGTTCTCAAGCTGATCAAGTCCATTTGTTGCTGCTGCGGCAACATCTGCTCCAATTGCTGGATTTATTTCTCTAATATCATCACTTTTTGGAGCTGGGAAACAATCAACTCCTGGTTGCTGTCCTCCAACTGTGCCGTCTGATTGTACGCCATCCTTTACTAATGCTGAATCGTTGTTTACTATCATCGTTCCTGAATTTGCAGTTGTTGCTTCATCGTCTTGGCCTTTACGTCTTATTAGCTTAATAACTTGAGTAAACTTGCCGCCGCTAAAATTATTAGTAACTGCCCATATTTGAAACAATCCACTAAACCCTTGTACAATTTGTGGAAATTCCATTGTTGCACCTTTAACTTGATAATCAAACGGAGTTCTAAAATTTATAATACAAAATACTGACTGGTCTAAGTAATTCATTGTGCCGCCATTAATTTCAGCTATCGTATTTCCAACAGCACCAACGTAGTTACCGGTTTGTTGCGGTATAAAATAAGGATCTCCTAGTATCTCCATCTCAGCAGTAACCATGTCTACATTCATTTTTGTAATTTTATCGTGGAAGATTTCAGCAATTTTGCGTCGAACGTCACTGCCTTGATATCCGGATGGCGTATCCACGCCAGTCACAAGTTCTGTACCTGCGCTACCTTCTTCATTTGTTCTTTTTTCACCTACTGGAGTTGTGACGCCTTTGTCTTTTTCGTTACCAGAGGCAATATTTGTTGCATTATCAGCCGCACCTCGGAGTCCGCCTGCGGCCATTCCAAGATCTGCAAATGCAGTCATCATATATGCATTATTAAATTTTAAATCAAAGTTTAACACATCTTCATTTTTGCCACTATAGATATAGTTGTATTCTTTCTGCGCAAGTTGCCTTAGTCCTTTAGTATTTTGCGGTGCTTGATTACCAGCCATTGTAACTGCTTGATCAACTTCATATTCGATAACACTGTACACATAAACTCTAGGTCGTCGGCCCATTGTTGCTTCGGTTAAGGCGCCTTCATCTATGTAAACATGTGTATCAATTCTAAACCATTTGTTCATACCATTTTTGGCGCCTTCAGTTGACTTTTCGGCAGCGTAAGTTGTTTGTAATACCATTTTTTCAATAATAGCAGTAATTAGCTCGCCCTGAGTAAACTGATGATCTCTTGCTTTATCTGCAGGCTGTGCTGCTTTCCCAGCTGGATCAATTTGTCCTGTTTCGGGATTGGTTGCTGCTTTTGGGTCTGCTGCGGATGTGTTTCCAGCTGCATTTGTATCTTCATTTAATGGGCTTAGTCCTATTGCATTCATTAAATTAGTATTTTCAGCAAACGATTTAAGTATTCCATATGTGTCATTCGGAGGTTTAATTGTTATGGTTTTTGGCTGGTATGTGTCTCGTAGTTCTGGGTTGGTTTCGAAATCAATTCCTTGACGTTGAATTTCTAAATCTTCAGGAGTAGATACAAACGCAGTCTCGTCTTGTTCTCCTTTTTGATATGCGTCTTTTAATTCTTTACGTGTTTTTGGAAAACAAATAATATATCTATCATATGGTGCAAGTGCTCCTGCTTCTTCTAAAGCTGAAATAGCTCCATTAACTGCACCTGTTACCGACTGGTCATTTGTTTCAAGAATTTCTGAACATAGTACACCTGTTGCTTTAACATTTGTATTAATTTTATTAATATCATCAGATAACCCTGTTTCGCTCATTGGCACTGCTGTAACTGCATATTTGCTGCCTTGGCCAGAAACACTAAAATCCATCTCCGTTATTTTAATCGGAACAAACATTGGTTGTGTTAAAAAATTTGCATTAAATGTTCCGTCTAAATTATAGCCAGCAAAGTCAATTTTTATACAAAACGGAGCATGTGCATAATTAGCATATCCTGCATCATGTGCTGCGCCTCTAATTGCTTGTATAAAATTTCCCATACTATAAGGTTCAGTAACGTTAAATGTTAACGATGTTCCTAATGTCATTCTAGTATTTTCATTAGGTGCAACTACTGAATCTAATTCGATATCATCAATGTAATATTCTGCGTGAGTTTCTTTAGCGTCAATGTGGTGATTGCCTTTAACGTTGCCTTCGTGTTCGTCAAACACTTGATAACGTTTGTTTAGGTTGCCGCCTGCACTTTGTATTATGTAATTTTTAAAACTTCCTATGTTTCTATAAGTGTCAGGATTATTATATTCTTCTGCACTAAGTACGCCTAACGTAATTATATAATTAACTCCGTTGTAACTTCTTAACGGATTAGGAACTTTACTTGCAGCAGAATCGTCAACTTTGTATGACGGCAAAAATCCACTATCAACAAAATTGCCGGATATACCAGTTCTGTCTGCTAATTCTCTATACTGGTCCATCTTCAGGCCGTATTCGCCGCCCAGACCTTTAAGATCTGCTGCGCCTTTTTCTACTAGCTTCAGTGCTGTGTTGGTCAGACCTCGAAGCTCAGGTGAATTAGCTGCTAGTCCATCTAATTTTCCTTTTATTGCACCAATCAGTCCGTCGGATCCGCCACCAAGTGCTCCACCAATAGCGCCTTTAATGTCTCCGCCTTTTAGTGCCGATGACATCATCTGGCTGCTAACTCCAGGAATTTTAGAATTAATTTTGCTAGTAACAGTATCTATTGTAGCAGATTTTACTGCATTTTTAGCTGCTGATTTTAAATCAAATGCCATATTAAAATCCTAATGTATTACGTAATGCTGAAGGATCTGGTAAAAATATTTTAGTGCCTGCGACAAAGTCAAATACAGGATCTTTTAATATATCTAAATTACGCTGTGCAAATACCCACCATAAATCTTTTCTACCATATGTAATGTGTGCTAGTAAATCAGGACGATATGTAAATTCAGTTGTTATTTCAAATACAATATCGTCTCTGTTAGCAGGAACAGGACGAGGTTTTAGTATGTCTAAATATCCAGATTGATTAATTGGAGTACGTGCATACGGACTTAAACTGTTTTTTTCCATTATACAAATCCTTCCGCGCCGCCAATATGTCTGCCGCCTGCATAATCATTTAAACTAAATCCTGCTTGCGAACGTCTTGCGTATTGTGGCTGTAGTGTAACTGTAATTGAACTTTGTGTAGGAACATAGTTAGGATGCCCGTTAACGGTACACATAATATAATCTACATCAACTGGTAAATCTGTAGTAAAGTTTGTTATTACAACTGGCATATCATTTAATATATGTTTACCATAGCCGTTAAGTCTACAAACAACTGGAGGATTTCCTAACGGATTACTATTTCCGTAAAACATTTTAGTTGCAGTTCTTAAAAAGTGCAAACATGCTATCCAGTATTTTGCATCGTTTTCGTTTTCTTGATAAAATTCGCCAGTGATTGTAATTGCATCTACTTGACTGCTTTCGTATGCATTGTATGCATAATTTGTATGAGTAGGTTGCACTTGTGAATAGTTTGCACTATGACTTAAAAGTACCGTTGGGTTAAAAGGAAATATCATTTTATTTCCTGTATTCCAAACTCCTTGGCTAGTTGCTCTCATCGGCGCAAGTATATCGCCTTCGTCTAGTATAACGTCTGGGACACCAATACTAACACGCCAATCACCTGCTTCAGTAACACTATTAGTTGATGCAATAATTGCTCTAGAAATCGTTCTGTTATTATTAGACGATCCAAATCCACCCGTTTGGTTAATAAATGTCGCAGCTAGTTTTCCTAGTGGACCTAAGGCACCTAGCTTCTGTGTTACAGTATCGCCGATAGCAGATTTAATTGCGCCGCCGACATCACTTACAATGCTACTTAGAAAGTTTGTGGAAGCTTTTTTAATACTAAACGCCATAATTATCTTGTCTCCTATACTACTATTTAGTTGACAAAATTATGTATGTATATTATAATTATTCTTCGGTTGACACTGATACAATTGTCGTGTATAATAGTAATTAACACTATAGGAGAGAATGATGCGTCCCAAGAATTATCTAAACAATAAAGACATACTTAAAGAAATACACAAATCAAAGAATCAGTTCAACAGTTATTTAGAACCTGAATATGGTCAATATGATATTATTTTACTAGATGTAGGTAAAATAAATCGACTGTCTGTTGCTGAAGCAAAGCGTAATAAAGCAAAGAAGATGTCTTCAGCAGAATACGAGCGCAGGAAAGGCTTAGGTGAGAAGGTCAAACAAGCAGAATGCGAAACATTAGCATCTGAAATTACAAAAGAAGAGCTAATCTTCCGTGTAATGACATTTGATCACATTCCAGAAGAGCCAGGTCGCAAAAAGAACCCTAAGACTATTGCTGATACAAAAGTTAAGCTACCGTTTCCCCCATTTAAACATTACAAGTATGATGACGAAGGCGAAATTATCCTAGTAGGTAAAAGCCATTGGGAAGGCGGGATGGATAACGGCAATTTTAATCATAAGCACGGTAAAGCAACTAACAACCTTGCTATGATGTGGTTAAAACTTGTTGATCGTTATGCAACTCGAGGCAATGTACGTGGTTACACATATAATGATGAAATGAAAGGACAAGCTATCTTGCAACTTTCACAAATTGGACTACAGTTTGACGAATCTAAGTCAGATAATCCATTTGCATACTATACTGCTGCTGTTACTAATAGTTTTGTACGTGTTATTAACATAGAAAAACGCAATCAAAACATTAGAGATGATATCTTAGAGATGAATGACTTGTCTCCTAGTTATACAAGACAGAATCAAGGCGAATGGGAAGCAAGTGTGAAGCGGAATGAAGAAGCTCCGATCACTCAATACACAGGTTCCAAGAAATAGGTTGACAGGTGTTAACATTTGCTATATACTTTAACAAGTACATATGGAGAATAAAACTTGTTTAAAAAAGCTGCGGTATTTACAGACATCCATTTTGGATTGAAGGGCAATAGTCGTGTTCATAACGAAGATTGCGAAGAATTTATTGATTGGTACATAGAACAAGCTCAAGCTGCTGGTTGCGAAACTGGTATCTTCTGCGGAGACTGGCATCACAACAGAAATTCACTTAACCTTACCACTATGGATGCAACAATTAGAAGTATGGAAAAGCTTGGTGCTGCATTTGAGAAGTTTTACTTCTTTGATGGTAACCATGACTTGTATTATAAAGACAAGCGTGACGTTAACAGTACTGCTTTTGCAAAACACATTCCAGGCATTACGTTTATAGACGAAATCTTCATTGAAGATGATGTTGCACTTGTGCCGTGGCTTGTTGGTGACGAGTGGAAGAAGATGAAAGACATCGAAACAAAGTATTTGTTTGGACACTTTGAACTTCCTAGCTTCTATATGAACGCATTGGTTAGAATGCCTGATCATGGTGACCTAAAGCCTGAACACTTTAAGCATCAAGAGTATGTATTCAGTGGACACTTCCACAAACGTCAGAAGCAAGGTGCTATTCATTACATTGGTAATGCATTTCCGCACAACTATGCTGACGTAGGTGATGATGACCGTGGTATGATGATACTTGATAAAGAGAATAACAAAGAGCCGGAGTTTATTAACTGGCCCAACTGTCCTAAGTACCGTACTGTAACACTTAGTAACCTAATTGACAACGCAGATACCTTTATTAAACCTAAAATGTACTTGAGAGTAACGCTTGACCTTCCTATTAGTTACGAAGAAGCAAGCTTTATCAAGGAAACATTCATTACCCAGTACAACTGTCGTGAGATCACACTTATTGCACAGAAGCACTTAGAAGAAATGAGTACAGAGCTTGATATTGCACAGTTTGAAAGTGTAGATCAAATCGTAAGCAATGAAATAGCAGAACTTGACACTACTAACTTTGATAAAAGTTTGTTGTTGCAAATATATAATGGACTAGAATCATAATATGATAAAGATTAAAGACCTTACCGTAAAAAACTTTATGAGTGTGGGCAATCAGACTCAAGCAGTAGACTTTGACCACGAACAACTAACATTGGTACTAGGTGAGAACTTAGATCAAGGCGGTGATGACAGTGGATCACGTAATGGTACCGGTAAAACTACTATTATCAACGCTTTGTCCTATGCATTGTATGGTACAGCACTTACAAACATCAAACGCAACAACTTGATCAACAAAACTAACAGCAAAGGCATGATAGTAACATTGCAATTTGAAAAAGATGGCAATAGTTACCGCATTGAACGAGGACGTTCGCCTAATTTCTTTAAATTCTATATTAATGATCAAGAATCATTAGTAGACGAGTCACAAGGCGACAGTAGACAAACACAAGACGATGTTAATACACTGTTGGGTATGAGTCATGACATGTTTAAGCATATTGTTGCACTAAACACTTATACCGAACCGTTTTTAAGTATGCGTGTTAATGATCAGCGTGTTATCATCGAACAATTACTAGGTATTACTATACTATCCGAGAAAGCTGACTTACTTAAAGAGCAAACTCGTCAGAGCAAAGACGCTATCACCGAAGAAACGCTAAAGATCAATGCTATTCAAACTGCAAACGAAAAAATTGAAGTAAGTATTGAACAATTAGTCGGTAGACAACGTGCATGGGTGTCTAAACACAAGCAAGACCAAGATAAATTAGCAAATGCTATTGATCAATTAGAACATTTAGATATTGAGACTGAACTTGAGCTGCACGAAAGGCTTTCTAACTGGACTGAACACAATAACAAGATAACTTCTCTGAGAAAAGAACTAAGCACACTGGAACCAGCACTACAACGTGCAGATAAGAGTGTTGCAAAGCTTGTTAAGGATATTACAGATCTTGATGATGCAACTTGTTACACATGTGGTCAAGAATTACATGCAGACAAGAAGGCAGAGATCGCAGAGCGTAAAGATAAAGAACTTATTGACGCAAACGCTTATCAAGTAGAAGTTTCTGACAAATTATCACATGTTGTTACTGATCTCGAAGCAATTGGTGACATTAATGGCAAGCCTACAACGTTTTACGATAGTGCAAAAGAAGCATACGAGCATAGAAGCAACGTAGACAACTTAAAACAGACATTAGACACAAAGATCGCCGAAGAAGACCCATATACTGCACAAATTACCGACCTAAATGAAACTGCTATCCAAAAAGTTGATTGGGGTGTTGTTAACGAGCTTACAAGTTATAAAGAGCATCAAGAGTTCTTGTTAAAGCTACTTACAAACAAAGATAGTTTCATTCGTAAGAAGATCATTGATCAAAACTTAGCATATCTTAACAACAGACTTACATATTATCTTGATAAGATTGGCTTGCCGCATCAAGTTGTATTCTTAAATGACTTGAATGTTGAGATTACTCAGTTAGGACAAGACCTAGACTTTGATAACTTGTCAAGAGGCGAACGTAACAGACTTATCTTAGGCTTGAGCTTTGCATTCCGTGATGTTTGGGAAAGCTTATACCAGAATATTAATTTATTGTTCATTGATGAACTTATAGACAGTGGTATGGATACTGCTGGAGTAGAAAATTCGTTAAGCATACTTAAAAAGATGGCACGGGAACGTGAAAAGAACATCTATCTTATCTCACACAAAGATGAACTCATTGGAAGAGTTAATCATGTGTTACGAGTAGTAAAAGAAAATGGCTTCACCTCATACGAACCAGATTTAGATATTACTAGTATCGTATAAATACTAAGTAAATTCTAAAGGAGATATAATGTTTACGCAAAATAATTATTTAAAAGAATATTATGATATTATAAAAAATAACAAAGTACTAGATCCAAAATCTCAATATTGTGAAAGACATCATATCATTCCTAAATCACTGAATGGATCTAATAAAAGAGACAACGTTGTGTGCCTTAGTGCTGAAGATCATTTTTTGTGTCACAAGTTATTAGTTAAATTTACAACAGGAGTCGACAATCAGAAGATGTGGAGCGCTTTATGGAGAATGATGAATAAACAAAGTCGTTCGCAGCAAAGAGAGTACACATTTACAGAAAAAGACTATGAAGAGGCAAGAATCAAACATTCAATTGCGCAATCTAAAAGAATGAGCAAAGAAAACAATCCTTTTTTTGGAAAAAATCACAGCGAAGAAACTAAGAAAAAAATGTCAGAAGCAAAAAAAGGAAAGTCATATGAAGAAATCTTTGGAGACGAATATGCTTCTGTTATGCGAGAAAAGCGTAAGAATGAAACTACTGGAAAAAAGAGAAGTGATTCTACAAAAGAAAAAATTAGACAAAATAAGTTAGGAAAATCTAGAGATCCTGAGCTAATGAAAAGAATAGGCGAAAAACTTAAAGGCAGAAAGCAATCACAAGAAACTATAGAGAGAAAAAAATTAGCACGAATAAACGGACAGAAAACTTGCGAGTTTTGTGGAAAAACTACAATGCTTACGAATTACAAAAGATGGCACGGACAAAATTGTAAATCATATGCAAATGACTTAGAGGTTACAAACTAATGGAAGATGACGCACATGACTTGCTTGTAAAAGCATATCTGGCATATTTTGCAGCAAATGAAAAATTTGAAAGACGAAATAGTGTACGAACACATCGCGCGGTACGAAAGTGCTTGCGTGAAATTCGTACGTTAGCAAAAGACCGCGCAGATCAAATACATAACCATCATAACACAACAAGGCAAACCAGAACTTAGGCAAAATAATTTAGGCTACGGTAAGTATACTCATGCAGTGGACTTACGAAGGCAACGAGATTGACCAAATACCAAACGACTACGAAGGATTTGTTTATCTTATTACCAACACCACTACAGGCCAGAAATACATAGGCAAGAAACTAGCAAAGTTTAAAACTACTAAGCCACCACTTAAAGGCAAGAAAAATAAACGGCGCGGAACTAAAGAAAGTGACTGGAGAGAATACTATGGCTCCAGTGATAGACTGAACGCAGACGTTGCAGCACTAGGCGCAGATAAATTTACAAGAGAAATACTATACCTATGTAAAGGTAGGGGCGAAATGTCCTACATAGAGGCAAGAGAACAGTTTGAACGCAGAGTACTTGAAACAGATGAATACTACAACGGTATTATAAATGTTAGAGTCGGTGGATCAGACAAACTCAAACAGGCATTACTAGAACATCACATGCAGGCAAAAAAATTAATTTAATCAGTTGACAGCTACATCGAAATCAACTATACTTGTTTATAGGCAGATTTAATATACAAGCTCAACAGGCATCCACAGGCAAACATTCCAACACATAAGGTTAGCGGGCCGGATAATAATACCGCTGTGGAAAAAGCTCTCGTATAGAAGCACACGTACATATTGATCGACTACCCAGAGGTAGGAAGCCACCAAACAAATTGGGCTCACTGGTTGATATAGATTGTATTGTTGGCAGTCGAAAAACACAACATAGTTCATAAAAACTTCTTAGCAACAGGAACGAAGCGGAAGGTAATGTACTATAAAGGTAGCACTAACACAGTTAATGCGCTCTTTATGTTA